GTGCTTTGTTTGTTAACACCCGCAAGAAAACGGAAAACCAACCCAACTTCCGTGGGGAAGTGACCTTGACCAAGGCTGTGCTCAAAGAGCTAGTCGATGAGGTTAAGAAGGGTGGCGAAGCGAAGTTAGCTGTCGCTGCATGGGAGAAGAAGTCGAAGGCCGGTAACACCTACCTGTCTTTGTCTGTCCAGAAGTATGTGGAGTACAAGCCACAACCCATCGATACATCTGTCCAAGAAGATGATCCGTTTTAAGGAGGAAACATGAGACTCAATAATAAATCTGAACAGATCCGCAACCTGATCGACAAAGGGGTAGATCCCAAGATCATTCAGAAGCGGCTAGGCGTATCGCCTCAGTTGTTCTATGCGGTGGCACGGAACTACGAACTGAAGAAGTCCAAAGCGGTGAGCAAGTTGGATCCGAAGTTCCGCAGGACTTTGATCAAGGTCATCCAACAACTGGATCAGTTAGCCAAGGCAGCTTGACGGAACCGCCCATGCAGGGGAAACCTTGCATGGGTTTTCCATAGGTGTCACATGGACAAAGAAGTTAGAAAGAAACAAATTCAACGCGAGATCCAGAGTTTAAACAAACGCATTCAGGTATTGGTTCGGGAATGGGGACGGCTGGACTTGGGACTTCCTACCGTCGACTACACCTACGACCCTGATCACATTCCTGAATTTCTCAGGAGGAAAGATGAACGAGTACCGCGAACTGCTAAGGCAGGCGTTATACGTCTTGATGTGTTGCGCTCCCGACTCAGAGGGAACCGAGAGGCACAAGAAAGAAATCGTCGAAAAGATTCGGGAGCTACTGGCTAAGGAGGATCAGTCATGAAGTGGTTATGGGTTGCCCTGTTATCGACCACCGCTGTCGCTCAAAACTTTTCCATCATTGGTCACATACGGAACCAAGCCGGTGGAGAGATCACCCTCAGCACCGAGAACTTGAACTGCAAATCAGATGAACGCAGTGCTTTCATTCGTGAGAAGGGTGGAAAGATTGGCACTCTGGGTTGTTGGAAACTCATCCAAGATCAGATCTGGATTCGATGGGCAGATGGCGATATCTATGCCTACGACCTTTCCGCCTTGATCACGACCCCTGAATTTGATCGGTACATTTCCCAATGAACCACCGACAACAAGGGGTGGAGTTCATCCGCCAAGGCATCAAGAAAACAGAACAGGATCTGTTTGACGAGGCCATCCAAGATTTCCATCAAGTCGCAGAGACAGCGGACGAAGTGTGCAATGCTCTCATTCAGAGAGGCCGTTGCAACTGGGAGATGAAGCGTTGGGGAGAGGCGATCAGGGACTTTGAGATTGCCCATCGCATGGCCCCTGACAATGCCGACCTCAAGTGGACGCTATGCCTGATCTACTTGCAGCTTAACCAGTTTGAGAAGGGGTGGAAGAACTTCGAAGACCGCTGGCAGAGCAAGAAGTTCGACTCCCCTCGCCTCAAGACACGGGTTCCCAAGTGGACTCGGACCTCCACCGCCAAGGACATTCTGGTGTGGTCAGAGCAGGGGGTGGGAGACCAGATCCTTTACAGCAGCTTGCTTCCGGAACTGAGGCAGTACGTCACCGACCTCACAGTCATGATCGATGCCCGTCTCATTCCGCTTTACAAGCGTTCTATGCCATCCATTAACTTCGTGCCACAGAACACTAGGGTCTCTGAGATCGACGCTCAGATCGCCTTAGGTTCGCTCGGGGCAGAGTTCATCAAGGCCATGGATGACATCCCTCAAGTGGCGGCACGGAACTATCTCAAGCCTGACCCCGACAGACTCAAGTCTGTATGGGATAGTTTAAACAAACAGAAGGGGGAGATTATCATCGGGCTGTCATGGCGTTCCGGTGCTCCCCGTATCGGCAACCACAAGTCCATCCCCATCGAAGACATTGTGTCTACCTTCGGGAACCTAGGGGTTCGCTTTGTCAGTCTTCAGTATGGGTTACTGCCTGATGAAGAGGATGCCTTCGGGGATTTCCCGATAGAGTTTCTGGACATCGACATGACTCATGACTTCGAAGGTCAGGCTGCGGTCATCAAGTGCTGCGACTACGTCATCTCCTGTAGCAATGCCACCGCGCATCTGGCCGGAGCAGTGGGAGCTAAGGTGTTCCTGTTGGATGCCAACAAGCTTTGGTTCTGGAATAACCGCAGGGGAAGACAGAACTTTTGGTATCCCAACACCATGGTCTACACCCGAGACAATGTCATTGCACCGTGGCAACCCCAGTTGGATCAGGTCAAAAAGGATTTGGTTACCGAGATCAATGACATTGAGTTCCCGATAGTGTTGTTCCATGTCGGGGATGATGTCACCCAACCGGCCCGACTCATCGCATCCATCCGGCGCTACATGCCATCGGCCAAAGTCATTGTGTGCAGTGACAACAAAACCCCTGACATGGATTGCGACATCCGCTTTGATCACTATGTAGATCGCAACCACATCATGACCGAAAGGCTCAATGCTTTTGCGGAACTGAATCTCAATGAGCCTGCACTCTATGTCGATTCTGACATGGTGTTTCTGGAAGCGGTGTATCCAGAGGATGTACTGGGTGACGAAGACGTCGTTGCGTGTCGAAGATCGTTTAACCAAGATGCGATCTTCAATGTCGAACAGCGCGGGCTAGAGTTCCCAGAATACAAGGGGATGACGCTGGATGAAGTCTATCCCTACCTAGCCTGCTTCACGGCGACCCGAAGCAATCAGTACTGGAAAGAACTGATCAGCATTGCTGAAAACTTAGACACCAAGTTCCATGTGTGGTACGGGGATCAGGAAGCAATCAGGATGTACGCCAAGCGGTATCCGATCAAGGCAGTGCAAGAGAGGGACTATGCCTGTCTCCCCGAACATGCCAGTCAGGTTACCCGCCCCAAGATCCTGCATTACAAGGGTGGCCGTAAATGAAAGAGGTCTACGGATGGTATCTCCCCGAGGAAGACCGCCACTTCAAAGGTTACTTTGATGTGGTAGGAGAAGGGGAATATCAGAAGCCTCAGCGGGAGGTGGCACTGTCTTATTGCAACAAGTTCCGCAAAGCCCTAGACATCGGGGGCCATGTGGGCCTGTGGTCAAGGCCGTTATCGAAAGTGTTTACCGAGGTGGTGGCTTTCGAACCGCACCCTGAGTATCAAAGATTATTCCTACTCAATGCACCCAAGGCCAAGCTTATCCCCGTGGCACTGGGTGAAGAGCCACGCAAGATTGGACTCACCATCCCTGACGGGAACACCGGAGCCGCTTATGTCTCTGAGGGAGACAGCTATGACATGGCGACTCTGGATGACTACGAATATCGCGACGTTGATCTCATCAAGATTGATGTCGAAGGTTACGAGTTGGCTGTCCTGAAGGGGGCAAGAAGAACCCTTGTCACCAACAACCCTGTCATTGTTATCGAACAAAAGCCACATCCCCATTACAAGGATCTGTGGGATCGGTTCGATGCCCTCAAGTTTCTGTGTGAAGGGTTTGGTTACAAGATTGTGGATCGTGTGGTAGATGATTGGATCTTGAAGAGGATCGCGGAATGAAGATATTCATTGGCTACGACTCTAGAGAAGACATTGCCTTTCAGGTTTGCAGAGAGTCTCTGGCACGGAACTCTTCTGTTTACTTGAACATTCACCCCATCAAGCAGGATGAACTGCGGGAACAGAAGCTTTACTGGAGAGACAAAGATCCTCTGGCTTCGACCGAGTTTACCTACACCCGATTCCTGACACCGTATCTAGTTGGATACAAGGGATGGGCAGTGTTCATGGACTGCGACTTCCTGTGGCGAGGAGACATCGCCACCGTCATGGACTATGCAGACCACAGTTGTTCCGTGATGGTGGTTAAACATAACTATCAGCCCAAAGAAACCACCAAGATGGATGGCTGTGTTCAGACCCAGTACCCTCGCAAGAACTGGTCAAGCTTCATGCTCCTGAACTGTGGTCATGAAGACACCCAGAACCTCACCCTTGAGGCGGTGAACACCGAGTCAGGATCTTTCCTGCATCAATTCAAGTGGACCAGCATTGAATCTATCGGGAATCTTCCTGTGTTCTATAACTATCTGGAAGGTTGGCACACCAAGGATGATTGTCCCAATCCCCTTGCGGTACATTTCACCCGGGGTGGCCCATGGTTCTGGGACTACATGCATGTCGAATACGGTGACGAGTGGACGAAATACGCCAAGGAGATTCTCAATGCAAATACCTAAGCCGGAATGGTTCCATGAAGAGTCCTATCTTGAGCTACCCAAGAAGGAAAAGACTTGGTGCAAGATCAATGAACAGGGTGAACTAGAGTTCGTGGACTGGGACATCGTGGAAGAACTGTCTAAACAGTTCGACAAGGTGCAACCCAATCTTCGCAGCGAACAGATGTTGATTTGTAAACTGATGGTACTGGTACGGGAACAGACCCGTAAGGAGATGAGCCATGACAGTGGACAAAGAGAGTGAAGCAGGGTCTTGGAAAAGAGAATTGGAAAGACATCCATGGGGCTATGGCCAAAGACCTCACGACCATATCAAAGAAGCTCTGGCGGAGATCCGGCACCGTGGTTTATGGAGACAGGCCGACATACTTCAGACAGAGATCGAAGGACTTCGCGCAGAAATTGAGAAATCTATCAAATGACTGTTGATGAAGATATACTTGATCTCATTAGGGAACTGCCGAATGAGATCAATGATGTGGGAACGACTACCGAGATGAAGTTCCTAACCGTTGGGGGTGTTCTTTGGGCTTGCTATGATGAGATCAAAAGGCTCAGGGAAGAGAACGAAAGGCTGAGGAATGAAAAAGTTTCGACAAAGAAAGTGCGCCGAATGCGGCAATAAGTTTGCGAACCCTGCTTCTTTCTATCGACATAAGAAGGTGACAGGGTTTTGCAGGTCAGATGAAGAGTTAGAAATCGTAGGCTATGTGGAGACACCAGAAGGATGGAAATACACCAAACCCGACAGGATGAAGTAGATCATCCGAGTCATTACACCGCAGGTAAACAGGAAGCCATTGATGTCATAGAGGATGTGATCCGGTTTGCACCGGACCCAGTCTCTGGGAGTTTGCAATGGCAGGTACTCAAGTACGTTCTTCGGATGTGGTTGAAAGGTAACCCCATCAAGGACGCCAAGAAGAGTGCTTGGTATTTAAACAGACTCATCGCCAGACTGGAGAAGAACGATGGAGTATTCACAAGACAGGCTGAAGAAAGAGATCAGAATTCTTGAGCAGGAATTAGAAGCTTACAAGGATCGCGACAAAGATCGGGCTGCAGTGGAAGCGGCATTGTTTTTAGTGGGACTGCTTATTGGAATTGCAGTCGGCTTTTACAGTTCACAGGTGCTTTGATATGACCCGCGACTACAGCATCAAATGGGAGCTGGGGCTGCGGGGCGGCACGGTCATCAACGCTGCCACAAAGGGCATCAAGCGGTATGACCACATGCTGTGTAAAGAGGAGCAGGAGAAATGAGTGCGATGAAATTTTGTGTATACCGTCAATGGAAGGGTAGTCTTTTGCAGGAGGTACTAGAGTACTTTCATACTGTACATGAAGCGAAAGACTATGCCAGCAAGATCCGCCCCAGCAATCAATACACGGTGATGGTTGGAGAATTTGTATGAAGGTGGTGCTATGACCCGCGACGACATTATCCGCATAGCTAAAAATGAGTACGGTATTTACGCTTTCACCGCTAAAACCCTTGAACATTTTATTGACCTAGTGGCCGCAGCCGAGCGGGAAAGGCTAGACCTGAATGCCATCCACACTTGCCACGCCGAATGTCAAAACCCGTTTTGTGTGCGCGTCAGGGAGGCAGTGGAACATGAGCGTGAGGCGTGCGCGAAGGTCTGTGAGGAATTAGAAAGTCAGCGTGTCAACTCTTCGTCGTTGAGCGGGATAGTTTTTGGTTCCTCCGCAGAAGACTGTGCCGCCGCTATCCGCGCAAGGGGTGAGCCATGAAACGCGATGATATTTACGCACTGTTGACCGAAGCTATCAACGTAAGCAACACACAGGTATGGATGTTATCGCAGGAACAGCTAGAACAATTCGCCGCCCTTGTTGCTAAAGCCGAGCGCGACCGCATGATTGCCGAAGGCTGGCGGCAATGCGCCGAGGGGCAACACACGACGCAGTACTGCGGGCTGCTAGAGGCTGCGGTGAAAGCTGAGCGGGAGGCGTGGATGAAAATGGACGAGGTTGACTATCGCGACCACGCCATCCGTGCTAGAGGTAATGCAACTGCATTACCCAAAGAGGAAGATTGATGACGCTCTATACCGGATCAGGTCCAATCCCTAAGCATCAGTACGTCTGGCTGGAACCGGATGCCTGTGGGAAACATGACTGGATTCAGGCGGTATGGTTTGGTTTAAACAGTTACCAAGGTAGGGCTTGGGGCTGTCATGTCATGCTGGAATGTGGTGCGGTGTACCGGAATGTGGGACTTCACCAGATCGCACACCGGAAGTACGCCCCCTCATGGGGACCGTCACAGGCCGCAACGTGGGACTGTTATGGGCGACAGTTCTCTGTCCTTGAGTACGACTTCCTGTCTCACATGCAGGCCCGTGTACGCCTTCAGGATCGGTCAGAGCATGAAGGGATG